ATAACGTCTTTTACAGCGTCTGCTTTTCCTTGCTCATAAAAATGAGCGGCAATCTTATCTACGTTTTCAGCAGCATAAATAGCCTTGTGATAACCACTAACGTCTTTAACATTACCATTTTCGTCTAGGAACTTCCCAACGAGGTTTGTTATATTAGACTGGCTCTCTGCAACCTTATCTTTGTTTTGAATATTATACTTATATTTCTTTTCACCAACACTGATATCAAAACCTTTGAAATCATTGCTAAAAAGCTTTTTTGTATTATCTTTAAACAATTGATGCTGTTGCTCAGCTTGTTTTTGCTCCTTGTTATATCTATTGAAAAAATCCATAGCTTTTTGTTGTTCTTGAGTAACGCCCGGTCTCAACTTGATCTCGTCGTAATATTTACTCTTGGTTTCTTCCAAAAAGTTTTTGGCTTTCGCAACTTCTTCTTTAAACGCAAGTTTCTTTTTGCGTATATCCTTATCTTCGTCGATATCTTCGTCATAGTCAAAATCTTCTAGTAAAAGATCAACATCTGAATTATCTAAATAAGGTTTATTCTTTTTATAATACTCTTTCAAAAGAGTTTTATCGTCTATATTGCTGTAGTCAGCATTTAAACGAGTATAATCTTCTATTGTCCCACCAGTGTCTTCCATAAAGGCAACTAGCTTTTCAATATTTTCTGGCAATGGTTTGCCTAATATTTTTTCATCTCTTATAGCTTCTTTAACTTCTGCTTTAACTTGTTTAACTTCAGCTTCAGTTACTTCTTGGATCGGAGAAAACCCTTCAGCAGTCTCGTTGGACTCTTGTACAGGTTCTCCCACCTTTGCGCTAT